AAAAGTAAGGGAAAAAAATGGCAGTATATAATTCATCAAATGTTAAAACAAAAGTTTTTATTCATAATGCCAACGAGGGAACTCAATCAAGTTCTGCTGGTAATATGGCGAAAGATATATATGATTATATCGTAACTCTAGACAGTACAAATAATGCTGTACTATCAATAACGCATTGTCGTCTGAATGGAGATAGAATTTTAACGCTTGTTGTAGGCGGTTCTTAATGGCTAAGAATTGTATACATTGTAATAAACCAAATCCTGACGGTTGGTTTAATTGCCGCTTATGCGGAGAGCGTTCTTCGGAACCTATGTATACAACTCAACTTATACTTAGGGATGGTTCTTGGGCCACTGCAATACGTAAAGATAAAGTTGATTTCAATACTATTAGTATGGATGATAGTATAAAATCAATGGAAAATAATATAAAAAAAGAAAATGCTAAGAAATGGGATGCAAGAGTAAAGAAAGCATGGAAACAGGGAGGTTAATATGCCAAAAGTAGGTGGAAGACATTATGCATATACCAAAAAAGGTAAGGCTGCTGCGGCTAAAGCAAGAAAGCGTATGAAAAAACGTGGAAAAAAACGGTAGTTCAACTTGGCCTAATTTAGATTCAGTTGATATGACTGATTATAATTTTGGAGATGATTATTTTAATCCAAGACTTGTTACTGCTGTAGAAGCGCTGGAGGAAATTGCTTCTGCAAGCGAACAGGCTAATCCTATTTCTCTTATAAATATAGCCAAAGAAGCGTTGAGGGGTTAATATGGCAACATTAAAAGTTAAAATACAAGAGGATATAGTTCTTGATAATCAAGACTATGGCTCTAAAAGAATATTAGAAATTAGTAGTATTGACGAAGTAATGAAGAGAATTGTTACTTGCGCCGCTAGTCAGACTACAACTATTGCAGTTTTTAATTCTAATGCATATGGTGCTGCAGGGGCTGTTGATATTGAAGATTCAAAATATATTAGAGTTACAAATTTAGATAGTTCTAATGCAGTTGAATTAGCTGTTGTTGGAGCTGCTACTCTTTATCAAGTAAAATTAGGAGCTGGTGAAAGCCATGTTCTTGGTAGTGCAGATGATTTAATGCTGTCAGAAGCAGATACAAGTCCAAGCTTTGGAACTATGGCTGATTTAGGCAGTATACAGGTAAATCCCGGCGGTAATGCAGTTAGTGTTGAATTATTTATAGCGAGTGCCTAATGGCTACTTTTGAAGCACAGGTAGAAGGATTAACAAGTCTTTCAATAGATGGAAGCAGTTCTCCTACGCAAACTGAATTAACTCAGTTTCTTACGGATGGAGCTAAAGAAGTAATAAATCTGTTACCAGAAGGTCTTTTGCCATTGTGTTCATCTTCAGTTAGTTTTACTTCTGGTTCAGCAAGTACACTGAATACTGGCAAGGTTCTTCATGTATTGAGAAGCGATGGTGATATTAATCAGCCATGTCGTAGTATTCCAGCCATGTATAAGGGAAAATATTCTGACCCTGATGATATGAACTACGCTACTGTTACAGACCCTGCGTTTTTTGTTGAAAATAATACAATTGATGTTTTACCTGCTGGCGGTTCATGTACATATTCTGAAGTACAGTATCCAGCGGTAGCCTATGGTGATTCAGCTATAGCAGCGTTTCCAGATGAAGCTGAGTATTTAGTACCTATATATGCTTCTATAAAATCGTTGCAGAATGTTTTAGGTAATAAATCATCTAATTCTGATATTACTACCGCCCTTACTGCTATTAATACTGAAATGGATGAAACTCAGGCAGTTTGTGATAAAATAGATGCAGACTTGGTTTTAGCAAAAGCAGAAGTTGTACTTGCTAAAGCAGAAGCGGCTGAACTTGCTACGCAAACAGATAATGGTGGTGATTTTGAAACTGCTGTTGATGCAATGGCAACAGAATTGGCTAAAGTTGATAATATTATTGTAGAAGCTAGTACTGAGTTTGATAAGGTTGACAATGTAATTATTGAAGGAAGTGAAGAGTTTGATAAGTCTGATGCTTTGTTAGATTTAGGCGAGGCAGACACAGAGACTGCTGTTAATACAGCGGCGGCTAAAATAATAACAGAGTTGGATGAGACTCAAGCTGTATGTGACAAAATAGATGCTGATTTAGTTCTTGCAAAGGCGGAGGTTGTTTTAGCTAAGGCAGAGGCTGCTGAACTCGCAACGCAGACGGATAGTTCTGGAGATTTTGAAATTGCTCTTGACGCTATAAATACAGAACTTGATAAAGCCGATGAAATTATAGTGCAGGCAAGTGAAGAATTTGACGAGGTGGCTACACAGACAAGCGGTAGTGTTACATCGGCTATTACATCAGCTAGAAGTGCAGCTCCATCAGTATTAAGTATTGATGATTTAAATGTTAATGCAGTTTTACCTGTAGCTCCATCAGCTCCAAGTTTTGATGCTGGAGCTATTAGTATAAGTGCATCAGCGCCATCTTATTCCAAAACATCATTAACTCTTGGTACAGCTCCAACTATATCAGATTTAAATATTAATGCTGTTCTTCCGGTAGCTCCATCTTTAAGTACAATTTCATATTCAGATGCTACCAATGCAGATGCATCCGCTGCTACCGTTACTACTGCTACTGCTAGCGCTCCTAGCATAATTAATGTTAGTGGAAATGCTCCATCTTACACTAAGCCATCTTTAACATCAAGAGTAGCTTTCAGTAGTTATACAAGCGGATTATCCGAAACGGACCCGGGAGTATTATCTATTACTGCTGTTTCTCCATCATCTCCATCATTAACTTCAGTTACATTTGTTAGTGTTGATAGCGATATAGATGCATCTCTTCCAACTTATACAACAGCAACTGTTTCTGCTGGCGGAGTTTATGGTGCAAATACTCCTCCAACTTATACTAAACCATCTACTGCTTTATCTCTTGGTCAAGTTTCCAGCTATATTGATGGTGAAGAAGATGTAGAACTTGCATCTGCAAAATTACAGCAAGTCAGCGCAGAATTAAATGAGTATCAGGCAGATATTCAAAATGAACAGAATGAATTTAATAAAGAGAATGTAGTTTATCAGGCAAATATTCAAGAAGCTATGAAAGAAATTCAAGTAGCTAATCAGCGCAATATTGCAGCAGCTCAAGGTGAGCTACAGTTAAATTTAGATAATGAAAATAGAAGCCAGCAAAGAGCATTTCAGAATGCTATAAATGATATGAAAGCTATATTTGATAATAATGCTCAAATAATGCAAAAATATCAAGCAGAGGTTTCAAAATATCAAGCTGATGTAGCAAAAGAAGTTCAGGAATACCAGCAAAAACTATCACAATATTCATTAGAATTAAATACTGCTTATACAGCTTGGGCAAAGACAGAGTCAGATACTTTTCAACAGTATCAATTAGATATACAAAATGAATTAAATGAGTACAATAAAGAGAATGCTATATATCAGATAGAATTTAAAGAGGCAGCGGATAAAAATAATGCAGATTTACAAGTTGCTGTTACTAATGCAAATAATTTGGCTCAAGAATATCGACAGGAAGCTCAACAGACTACTGATGTAGATAAATTTAATAAAGCTCAAGACCAAGCTCTTAATTTAGCTAATGCTGCAAAACAAATGGAAGACCTAATTGCTGATAATAATAGTAAGATTCAAAAGTATTCCTCTGAACTTCAATCTTACCAGAATCAAATTAATAAAGATGTACAAGAATATCAGCAAAACCTTGAAGGCGATTTACGAGTATGGTATCAACAAAGACAGACTGATATACAAAAATATTCTGGCGATATTCAAGATGAATTAAATGAATTTAATAAAGAACAGGCTGTGTTTCAGAATGAGTTACAGGAAAAGATACAGGAGGCCACGAATCAACAAACTAAAGATTCGGCAGAGTATTCAGCTAAACTTCAAAAATATTCATCTGAATTACAATCTTATCAGGGACAAGTAAATAAAGAAGTACAGGAGTATCAAGCCAATTTACAGCAAAGAGTAGAAGAATTTGATTCTAGTAGAAAGCTTCAACAATCATATTTAGAGGAAGCTCAGGCTGGTATAGCTTCTGGTAATGCATATATACAGGAAGCACAAGCTGTTATAGCTCAGGCAGGTGGATATGCTGCTGAAGTAAGCGCTAGGGCTGGTTTTAGTGGGGCTAAATCACAAGCTATTCAGGGTCATATTAGTACTGCTCAGAGTTATGTAGCTACAGCGCAGGGATTTGGAAATGAAGTTCAATCTAAAGTTGGTATAGCTAATGGATATATTGCTGAAATTGGAATTAGATTACAGCAGGCAGAAGCAAAGAGACAAGAATCTCAATCTAGGTTAGCGGCTGGAGGAGCTTACCTGCAAGAGGCTCAGGCGATAGTGGCTCAGGGTAGCGCTTATATTTCAGAGGCACAGGCATATGTAGCACAGGCTCAGGGTTATGCGGCAGAGGTAAGTGCAAGAGCAGGTTTTAGTTCTGCTAAGGCTCAAGCTGTTCAAGGGCATATAAATACAGCTCAAAGTTATGTGGCGACAGCTCAAGGGTTTGGAAATGAAATTCAGGCTAAGATAGGTATTGCACAAGGATATAGTAGTGAAGTTCAATCTAGGCTTGGGGTAGACACTGCTCATTATGCGTGGTATGAAAAGCAGCAGGCTAAACTTCAGCAAGATTACGATAGAGGATTACAAGTTTTAATAGGTGGCGGATTAGCGTCACAACAACAATAATAATATAGGAGTTAATTATGGCGGCAGATAGAGCAACCGTAAATGTTTCAGCATCATTGTTACCAGATAGTATGAAAACATCTATTGGCGGAACTACAGTTTATGATTTAAATGATATTGGAAATAATAATAAATGGATATATGTAAGAATGCAAACAGATGGAACAACTGCTCGTGATTTAGTAACTGAAGATGGTGTACAGTATTTAAATGAAACAATTACTTATACTGATACAATTCCTTTGACAGTTGAAGCAGATGATGATGTTGTATTTATAGCAATCAAAAATAATGGAACTACAGATGGAAGTACAGCAAGTACAGCTAATTTGTATGTTGGATTAACTGGTGGTGATTTAGCAGCAAATAGTGGTACTATAGTAATAGAACCTAATGAAGTTTGGTTTGCTAGATTAAGAGGTGAAGCTTTAGCGGATATTAATGCGGCAAGTTCATCTGGTGATTTATCATATGAGGTATTTGCTATTCTTGATGACGGCGGAGTATAGTGTCCGTACGCACAATAACAGTTAAAGAGATTCTTAGTAGGGTGCGTCAGGTTTTTCCTGATGTACCCGAAAAGTATGTAATGA